TGCGCGAGCGTACTAGGTCATTTGCCGGAGTTAGCGCGGGCATCCGTTAATCCCCTAGGTCCGCTGACTTAATCAAACCCTGCTCTAGCAGGTACTCGGCGGCATGCGATGTAACGTCGCCCTCGCCCCAATCGCTAGACCATGTGAACACTTGCACGCCTGTCTCCAAGCGGTGAATATAGATTGTCTGGCCCGCATCATATGTGTGCAAGTGTGCACGCATCCCGTTTGCGATACAGGCTTGATACAGATTACCAAACGCTACGGTTACCGTCATGGTCAATTGCCTCGGATTTTGGATACCCAACCACCAACCATGAGGATGATTAGAATTAGCACAACCAGCGCATAGAGCGGGTCGGTTGTGGCAGCTTGCTCGCTCGCGCGAACGATAACGGCGGGGAACCTGTTACACAGTCTCCTTTGTAACTCACTTACATTTGTTGGGTGGGGGGAGGGGGCGCGTACCACCCTCCCCCCATGTTGGCTAGGCTTCTACTGTCTCGCTCTCGGCGGTTTCGCTCTCCGCTTCCTCGTCCTCAATGAATGTATCAAGAGTGTCAAGAATTTCATTAAGCGATGCCTTAGCATCCGCGTAGATATCCGCAAAGCGGTCGGCGCTGGTGGTATCCTCAACGGTACCCATGCGCACGTCCCAAGCCGTTAGGACAGTCTCAATCTGCTTCCGCGTAACCTTAGCGGCCTTAGCGGCTGTAACCTCTGGCGCTGAGCGCTCGCGGCGCTTATCGCCAATCTCTGACGGGATTTCGCCCGCTTCGATTGCGGCGGGGATATCAGCCTTCATAATCTGCCGAGCGCGAGCGCCCGACTTATCCCAACCAAACTCCATTTCCAGATAGTCGTTAAAGTTAGTGTACCGGCGCTTGCCTTCCGCCGTCTTGTGCAGCTTCCACAGGTCATTGTAGTAGATGACGTTAAGCGAACGGGCTACGCTCTGCTGCACAGCCTCAAACTTCTTAAAGTTTCGCTTAATGTTCTGCTCATGCTGCTTAAGCACGGTAGCAGGGTCGATAACCTCGCCTTCCACAGTCTCGGGACCATCGGCAGCGGGGAGGGTTTCTAGCGTCATTTCTGACTCCTATCTTGCGCCTTATTTAGACTGCACAGTCGGCGCGTATCGCACAGTCTTTATGCTTGTCTGATGACTGCGGTTCCGGTACTTACTGGCAATGTTGCCTTCCCGGTGTTCCGTTGCGTCATCTCTGACATTCACTACATTAGGGCATCCGCTCTAGGTTGTCAAGGGGGTAAGTGACTTACAACGATTAAGGTTGCTTAACCATATAGTAGACCCCTGCGAGAAACCCACTGGCAAACCCTGTTGCAAACACTAGACAGAGCGCGACTAACCGAAAGTCCACAGATTGACCCCTTGACGGTGTGATGGCTACTAGCGTTAGCGTTGCATTTCGCCTCCCTTAGCCTCTGGTGTCACATAAACATTGCATCCATACTACCTCTCGTTACCACCCATCTATGCGGCTTGCGCCTAGCCTCTCGCCTGATACGCCACTCGCGTATGCGTAACATGCGCGCGAGCCAAGAGCGCGCTACCTTCCGAGATTGCAGGGTGTGCCGTGCGCGGGCAATGTTCGCCTCGCTCTCGCTATCGCGCATGCGTGTATATACCCATGCGCCGCCCCTGCGCCCGACTAGCGCTACATAGTCGATAAACCGCCATAGGTCAAAACGCACAAGCGTTCTAGAGACAGTGGCAGGGGAGCAACCACACGCCTTGGCTATGTCCTGCAATCGCAAGCGGCGGTATCGGTGGCGGCTCTGGTCGATATACCGTAAGATAGCGAATTGTTTCCACGTCAACCAAACACTACGCCCGTTGCGCGTCACTGTGTAGACGCGTAGCGCGGGATGGTGCGCGCGATACGCGCGCAATGAGGCTAGCGACGGGTCGCCCACCCTCTGGCGCTTGTGATACCCATTCCCCTTGCGCGCTATAACCTCATCGTAGGTGTCCCGTTGCTTCTGGTAAAACGCCCTCATTCCCCGTCCCAATCGGTCTGGTCATGGTCTGCCGAGTCAGAGTCAACCACGATAGAGCGACACCAACTACACCACCCCATATGCAACCCCATTGGGTCAGAGCCTACGGCATAACTCTGTAGCGCCTTGCGTTCCTCTTTGCTCGGGTCAGCGTATCGGGTTATGCGGTCCGCACCCATAACGCCTACTTCCATCATGGAACGTTCCGATTGGGAACGCGTTACAGGTTGCACATTGTACCTTCATTTCGTCGCGTACCGGGAAGTCCATTAGATACGTGCCTAGAGCGGCACAATTAGGACACCAGTGGAATTGCGTATCTTGGTGACGCGGGAAAGCGTCTAGCCCTGCCATAATACCGCAGTGTATGCATAGTCTCCGATACCTAGTATCCGTCACAGTCTCTACCTTGCACAGCCTGCATATGTAAGTGACTTATATTTTGCTCCCCCTGCCCCGGAGACTGTGCAATCGACAGGACAGGGGGAGTATATGCGCGGTATCAGGACCGCAAATACATTGTACCACAGTGATTGGCTACTCGTCAAATCCGGGGGAACCTGCCAGCATCCACTCTCGCCATTCGGCATCGCGCGCGTCAATATCTCCCCCGCTCGGCTCGGATGGGACATAAGTAGACGCCTGCGATAGCAGCAACCCTGTCTCATCATTGCCGGACGGAATAGAAACGAGATAGGCCGTATCCCCGTCATATGGCCCACCACTAATGGTGACAACCGCAAAAACATTACGCTTAGTGCCTACGGGTACTTGGTAGAATTCCCCGCCCTGCGTTGGAATAAGTCCAATCGGGACCGTTGTGGTAGCCAACCCGATTGGCTCGCCTGTCAGGTTATACGGGGTTCCCATGGTATCTCCTAGTGGTTGGGTATGGGTTGACGTGTAGAGTACCTGCCCGCCTCCGCCCGTATCGTATACGGGAATTTCCCGAATATGCCCCGGATAGGATAGGTCCATAAACCGCTTAACGATACGCCGCACAATCGCTGCGCGTAGGTCTGGTCCAGCGGTCGCCCAATCTGCCTCCTGCGCGGATGCCCCGTAAACACGCCTGCCCCATTCCTCCGCGCCTGCGCGTAACTTGCTAGTTGTAAGTCGCTTATATCCACTCGTGCACCATGGGTCGCCCACTAGCCAACCCGTTTCGTCCAAGTCCGGCACCACTGCGATTGTGTGACCATACGCCCCGCTACCGCTAAGGCATCCGCCAGTGGCGACGTGCCACACGTCTAGATGTACTAAGCGGCCTTCCGTTAAATCGCCCTCCACATCATCCCAAGTACCCCCATCGCCAACGGTTAGCGCCTCGCTGTATCCGTTATCCCATGCCTGCCGCGCATCGCTGCTATCCGTCCCGCCGCTCTGGTCGCTTGTGTATGTGCGCATTTTAGCGCCCGTAGAGGTTTTGGCGCCCTCTGTCTCATAATCTAATCCCATGGAAATAGACGCCATGCGGCAATTACTATTCGCTAATGATGACCCGTCGCGCTGTGTGACGAAATTAGGATGCCTACTCGTCTGCATTGTAAGTCACTTACTTTCCTCTGTGGGTTGCATCAAGTCACCAAGCGTACCGCCCGCCACGTAATCGTAACGCAACAATAGCCCAACCTGCGTAAAGTCAACCGTAAGCGGCAATAGGTCCGCAGTGGAGGCAACCGCAATGCGAATAGCAGTGGCATTCGTAAAGTAGATATATGGCGCAGCAAATAAGGCTACCCCGCTTGTAGCAGTGTTAAGCGTGGAAGTGAACGGTACTTCCTCCGATGTTTGCGAGCCGGATTTACCATAAAGGCTAATCTTGCCAGCGGTAATAGTACCGGAGCGTCGCCAAACAATACCAATAATGACACCAGCAAACCCAGAGATTGGGGATGACTGCCCATCCCTCCGCAGCAAGTCCCTAGATGCTACGTTAGCAGCAATATTATCTTCGCCCCATCCATCGCGCACGTCAGGGGTTCCGGTAAGAAAGGTTACATCATGGACCGCTTGCCCCCAATCAACCGCAATTTCCGCCCCTGCTACTGGACGGGCAGGCACTACGGGCAGAACGCGCGGGCCTAGCTCATCATCATCTGCGGGGTCAGTCATCAAACACGCTCCGTCCTAACATACAGATACGCCGGAGTACCCGACAATTTCGCACTAAGCATTAGATGCTCAGGCGCTCGCCCATCCGGCAGATACGCCCCATTGTGCCCCGGCATAATCTTAAAACCGTATTGCGGTTGCCCGCCACCATCCGCATTAAGTGGCGCCCATTTCGTAACTAGCGCCGTTACGTCTGCCTGAAACCATTCGCCAGTGGCATCGGGGTACGCAATTACCGCTTCATTGGTCGTAGATGTTACTGGTCCGGGCCAGATTACGCCCTCTGTCCAAGCGGCACTAATGGTACGTACCTTTAGCCATCCATACTCTAGTACCTGCTGCTCGCCCGGTGCATGGTCGTGGTACGGGCGATAAAATCGCAAGTAGGCTTTTCTAACCTCCGCTATCCCGGTAAAGTCAATCGGCGGAAAATCCATCAATATATGCCGCTGCGTATCCGATGCAGCCGGAGCAACCCATATCTGCTGCTGCGCGCTATTGTATTGCCCGCCGCTAACGCCACCAATTGACGAAATTTCCCCGCCCTTATTTGTGGCATACGTCTTAACGTCTACCTTTGACGGAGTGATATACCAAGACTCAGCAGGCTTATACACAGTCAACCCAAATGACCATCCGGTATCCGTATTCGCCTCGATGCGCCCGCCTAGGATTTTGCCAGAATTAGTTAACTCCCCGCCGGATGGGCCTACGAAAAACTGCACGTTATCCGCCATCCCAACATTAAGCAATTGCAATACCTGCGCGGCAGCCTGTGGGCGGATAGTCCCGATATTAAATTGCACCGTTGCGGCGCCTCTGTCTTTAAGTAATTGCGTAGTCCAATACAGCGAGTCGGGATTATGCCTGTCTCTAATGAGCGCAATATCCCCATAGGTGTCAATAGAGGTTTGCTTTTTCGCCTCTACCGGCACATCGTTTAGTATATCGTCATCATATCCAACGATATGATTAAAGACGCCCTCCATGGAGATTTTCGTTTCTAGGCTTTCGATTGGGATACTCGTAGAGTAATCGCCACCAAGCCTAAACGGCACTAAAGCAGTATTCCCAAAATACTTAAATCGCAGCATCCCCTCGCGGTCAAGCCAAACCGCATGCAGGGCATCGTAGGCAGCAGTAATAATCTGCTCCCATGCAGATACGGACGCATCTAGCGGCATGCCTACTACGGGGTCGGTACCTACTGTTGGCTCAACTGCAATGTAGCTAATGCCTGCCTTCTTAAGCACCCATCGCGCACGCGCCCTAAGCGTCTGCCCCGAGGTAGCATCATGGCCTAACCCCTCTGGCAATTTTGACTTGACCATGACAGAAACGCCATCCATCGCCCGGAGCGTGCCTGCGCCAGTGGCGATATCATGCGTAATCTCATCAATAAAGCCAACCCTTACGATATTCTCGGTATCTGACTCATCCTTAAAGATAACGCGAACCGCTCCACCGGGCTTTAGGTATGCATAAACAGGGGAATTGGGATTAGCGGGGTCAAGTAAGCGCTGCGGGTCATATGTCACGACCGACCACGACCCCGCAGCGGGGATAGATAGCGCGCCCTGATTATCGTCTGCGCCCCATGTAATCTGCACATTCATGCTCTGCGGGGTCGCGTCCATCCACGTCGTACCAGACCACACCGACCCGCCCCATACGGCAGTACCCCAATTATACCGCGCGCTAGGCGCCCCGAAAACCTGAACAAAGCAATTGCCAATGGCGGGATATGGCGGCAACCCGTCGTACTGGCCCATTACGTACGACCGGGCTTAAAGACAGAGCCGACCCCATTCCGCGCCTGATAGCCACGAAGCGCGCGAATTACCTTTGCCTCGATAACGGACGGGTCGCCATGAATGTTAATAGTTACAGGACCGGCATACCCTCCGCTACCGCCCGCGCGAGTCTGCGCGCCAGCGGCAGCGTAGGTAGAGGAAGCATTAAACGATGGGAAAGACATACCCCGGAACGGGTTAATAGCCTTTAGCTTATTAAGCATGTCGCCCAACGGACGCAACAGGCGATAGACCCAATCCACAATAGACTTAATGACCCCAAGCCACCTAACCATTACGCCTGCAATAACGCTAATTATCTTTGCCAGTGTAGAAATCAGCGGGATTAGAATTGGCAAAATGCTTTTAACCAATTCCCCGAACGCCTTTAGAATGGGGATAAGTGCAGGCAAAACCTCATCCAGCACAGGCAAAAACACTGCGCCGATTTCCTCTGTTAATTCCCCAAACGCGTCAGTCGTTTTGGCTTCCATGCCCTCAGCGGAACGCGCATAGATATCAGCCTGTCCCGCTGCTAGTTTCGTTGCATTCGCAATTGACTGCGCAGCGGTAGTGCCCTTCTGCATCCCCGGCACAAGTGACCGTAGCGCCTTATCGTTTCCCGCCTCTGCCTTTGCGACAGCATCCGTAGCAGTAGCTAAGTCAACCCCTGCCAATCGCGCGATATCCTGCGCGCTAGATAACAGACTCGTTGCCTTGCTCACATCGCCCGTAGCTGTAACTAGCGACTGCAACCCCTCGCGCGTTTCGCTGTCCGTAAAGGCGCGCTCCTGGCCTGCCGCAATCGCAGCCTCAACCTGCGCAGTGCTGCTAGCAGTCTCCGCGCCAGCGGCCTTAATCGCCGCAGCCAATTTCTCCTGCTCTGCCCTATCGTCCGCAGCAGCCTTACCCATGCCGTAGATAGCAGCGCCCGCAGCAACCGCTGCGCCTGCGACCACAGATACCTTAGCGGCAGTGCCTAGCGCGCTCGCGCCAAAACTCGTAACATCGCCGCCCGCATCGCCCAAAGACTTAGATAAGCCGGACGCGTCGCCAATGATTTTAACGACTAGCCCGACGCCTCCGCCGATAGGCATTAGCCTGCCTTCCTTCGTCGCCTTCTAGTCGTCTTGTCTTGGTATGACGATAGCTCTGCAATCGTAAGGTTGCCCGCCTCTGCCGGAGGTAAGCCACTTACAATGGCAGCGCCTACGATTGCATCCGCACGCTTTGCAATCCGCTCTGTGCGCGCGGGGTCAACCTCTCCGATGATTTCGAGTTTCCATGTGCAGACTTCCGCAAACGTAAGGCTTGGCTTGGCTCGCCTTGCGATGCACCAAGCCATAGCATAAAGCATCCGCGCCCGCTTAACGGTTGACTTGCCCTCTAGCAGCGCGCCTAATTCCTCTGGCTCTACGCCCGTAGACTCTGCCATATCTAACACTTCTAGCAGCGTTAATTGCGTAGCGTCAAACGTATTAAGGTCCAACACGGCAACCTTGACATTAACGGGATGCTTTGCCGCAATCGCCGTTAAATCAATCTGTGTCGATGTTGGCTCGCTCGGCAATGTCGCGGATGGCTTCTGCATAGATAGCCTCTGTTGTGTTTGTGTTGCGCTCCCAAGCGTCAACGATAGCGTGTGTTGGCTCTATGTTGTGTTGGTCCCATCCCCACTCTTGCACCCCCGCGTACTCCTCGTCATTGATAAACCGCGCATCTTTGGCTGTAGCGTCGGTACCCCATGCGCTCCGCAACCGTCCGCTATCGCTACGGGTCGCGTTAACAACATCAGAGAGTAGCGCGTCCGCTTCCTTCTGGTGCCCCTCTTGTAAGTCACTTACGTTCGTTGCGACCTTATCAAAAGCTCGCTTAACCTCGCTTGCACCCTCTACCTTAACGCCGGATTGCATAAACGATGCATAGCCTCTAGCGGTCAAAAACCCCTGCACAAATCGCCTACAGTGCCCCTAGGATGCCCCACAACGCCCGCTAGTCTCAAAGTAATGCTAGGACACCACTTTAGAATTTACGGGTCATGGCGGTACCAAATAGAAGATATGTTAACTTCGATGCATACCTGACTGCGTTTGTCAAGGGGTTTTCGCAAATGAATATTTATTCGCTACGCTGGATAGTTATGCGGCGTCATCATCCGCTGCTAGTCCCTCATCTTCTACCGGCGCAGTGGTAGATAGAACGGGCTTGGCAAGGAATGGGAGGGTTAGCTCAAACTCAGCAAACGTAGAAACCTCCCCGCCATAGGCAACAGGAATAAGTTTCACTTGCCCCTGAACCTCGGGAGTCTCTGCGCTAGCGGCAACACCCATGCCATGTGCGTTTAGCACAACGTCTGCCGTTGCGTCTGCGTTATCCCACAGGAAACGCGCAAGGCCCGTAGACGAATAATCCTGACCCGCTCGCATAACAAGCGAGTAAGACTCCGGCGCAGTGTTTGATGCAACGTTACCGTCAAGCGTCGGATAATCGACGGTTTCCCCTGCCTCTACTTCTACGTGCACGTCTGCGGCATCACCCTCAAATTGCACGCCGGACGCACCAATCTTAAGCGAAAACTTCGCCGTTTTGATGAATAGGATAGTAGCCATTGCCCTAAACCTCTAGCATGGTTTCCATGACGCCACGACATGCAATGTAGCGCTGCCCCGACATACCCACATATGCCGGCCTACGCCACTCGATATGCGCCCAATGGGGCAACGGCTCTAGTGCCGCGTTAATGCTCTGGACCAACGCCTCTAAATCGTCATAGGTTGCGTTACTATCAACCAATCCCGCAACCGCCCATACTTCCCAATTCTGCGTCCTGCGTCCGCCCAATTGACCGCTAAGTCCTACCCATGGCTCGCCCGGATAGATACGTGCGCAAGGCGTAGTGAACGCACCCCATCCATAGAACGTGTTAATAGACGCCCCCGAAAGAGCGTCCATTAACTCTGTCCGTGCTGCGGATAGACTCATCCGATACCGGGACCATTCCCGTAGCGGTCAACCTGTGGCGCAACCTGCGCCAGATAGTCCCGCGCTAGCATACCCGCGCTCTCGCTGTCGGAGAAACCCGTTTGCCCAAAGGGTGCCTCCCGCCGCTTGTAGGCTTCCCCCGCTGCATACACTGCCGCTAGGTGTAACTCATCCAATGCGCCCGATGGGTCTGCGATAACCGCGCCATTAAGCCTAGTGGTAATACCAGACTCCACAGCGGCAGCAACCGCAGTAGCCCAATCGGTTTCACCCTGCGACGCATTCTTAACACCAACGTAGGTGAGAACGTCCGCAGCGGTAACGAATGGCATAGTTACTCGTCTGCCTCATCTGCCTTAGTGGCTGTCTGCTCGCCTACGTCATTGGACGTAGGGGCGGTCAATTCCTCCGCCTCCGTTGTCTGCGGCTCTGACTCTCGCTTAGTCTCCCGCTTGGCTTCCTTTTTTTCGTCCATGTCGCACCCCTATGTAAGTGACTTATATTTAGACGTTGGTATAGACGTAGCGCCGAACGCCCTTCGGCTCTAGGACCGCAAACCCGAAATACTGCCAGATTGCAAATACGATAGACTGCGGCCCCTCACGCTCCACAAGCTGAATATTTAGAACAGCAGACTTCCACTGTCGCGCATCGTTGCGACGCGCGATAATCTCGTTTTTGGGGTCAAGGATTGACCAAGCGGGTTCCACCGGCACCCCGCCGATTACCCCGCGCTGAAAGCCTGCCGCAGTCTGCTGCCCCAGAGCGTTAACAGGATTAACGTATGCCATAAGCGGGCGCCCGCTAGTATCCTCACCAGCGCTCAGGTTGCCCCAATCCGTGCTATTGACAAAAACGCCCTCGGCGGGAAGCATGCGCGCGCCAGCGCCACCAGCGGCAGCGCCTGCATAATACTCGCCAAGAGCCTTAGCAATACCCTTATGCAAGTCACGCCCGGATGCGGCAGCGGTAGTACCTGCCGTATCAGCGATAGCGCCGGATGACGTAAGCGCCTCCAACACCAAAGCGATTTCCCGCTCGGTATCCCGCATAAGCAACTCGCGCAATTGGTTTCCGATGATAACATCCGTACCGGGCGATGCACCATCGACGGCCTGACGCGAAACAATAGACTCCCCGCCAATCGTCTTGGGGGTAAGCGTCTTGGGGGCCGTTGCAACGTCAACATTAGCAACCGCTGCGTTTTCTGCGGACTGCACCCCGGTATCACCCGTCACCGTTGCGAACGATGGAACGATAATGGGGTTAGGCGCAGTAATCGGGGTACTTGCGAAAAACGCCGCAAGGGGTCCGGTGTATGCGATATCCGGTACGTAAAGGTCGGGATAGTAATTGGTCGGGTAGGCGCCCGCGATATCAGACGAGTCTACCGCGCGACGCTCAATCTGCGCCGCAATGTCAGTAACAAGCATACGATGCCGCGCCATCCGCTCGCCCGCTGCGGCATCCCGATTAGCGATACCTACAAGGTCCGCAAAAAACGACTGCTCGCGACCGGGACCGTAAACGGTTTCACTGCGAATAACCACGGCACTAGCGCCAGCAACGGGACGCTGCGGCAACGCCTGCCGCTCCACATCGCGACGCTGTGACTCTGCCTCGGCATCAGTGATAAGCGCCGACACACTCGCAATGCGAGTGGTAAGCGTATCAATTTCCGCAGTCTCGCTATCCTCTAGCGCCCTATCTTCCGACTCTGCAACCTGACGAATTGTTGCAACCTGTCGCGTTAGCGCGTCCCTCCGCTCAGTGAGCGCGGACGCAGACAACGTAGGCATATGCCCTTTCCTCTCTGTCGCGCGTGCGACGCTCCTAAGTGCTACCCGCGCCTCGCGATATGCGGGGGCATACGAGCCAGCTACACCAGCGAGCCTAACGCCCGCGTAATGCTCAATTACATTAGCCTTGCGCCTATTGCGCCCCGGCACATACTCAACACTAACGCCATTAAGTCCAGAGCCAATCTGACTCCGCGTATGCGTAACTTCTGGCACGTCCATAAACCCACCAGAAAACCAAAGGCCGCTAGAGCGTTCCTGCAATCCGTCAATGACACCAACAGGGATACCCCCATCTGCGCCATGACGAGTAAGATACGCTAGACGCTCCCCGCGATTGACAGACTCTACCTGTTCCGCAAAAGCTCCATAAATGAAACGCTCGCGTACCCCCATCCCGATATCAATTGTGATACCATAGGGAATTGCCATACCCTCAAACCGTCCGGGCGCATTCTCTACGTCCCGAACGGTAATATTCCCAATTTGCGTTGTCCTACTCTCCGGCATTCACTGCCTCCCGCTCTGGCTCTACTGGCGCGACCACGACGGGCGCGGGTGGTGGCTCTAGCTCCAAGCTATCGGATGGTCCTAGACCTTCCTCCGCTCTAACCTCATCCGCGCTCATCCACGCCTTGCCACCCGTAGCAATCTGCCACGCCCTAAATCTAGCCTCTTGGCTAGCTCGGGTAAGACGGGTCATGTCGATTAGCATAAACCGCTCATCGGGAAGTAAGTCACTTACAACGTCTTGGATGGGGTCAACGAAACCCGACAACGTAAACCGCTCCAATGACAACGCCTCATCGTTAAGATTTGCATATGTCATTGACTGACCAGTCGGGACTACGTTAACATACCTAGCAGGGACGCCAAACAGATTGGCGATTTCCACAACGATTTCCCGACGTGCATCAACGGCTACAGACTGCGCAACGTCCGCCCCCCAAGGCTCGGCATGCGCACCCTTACCCAACACGGCAGGAAAGTCCGGCCCCTGTGTGCGCCTATCGCGCCAGCGACCCCCAATAAAATCGGCTTGGTCACTAGATAATTCCTGCTCTGTTGTGATAACGGTAGTAGGCGACCCGCCAGCCTGCCAGTATCGCGCCCCGTAGATATCGGATGCGTGCGCCTGCACCATCGTATTGCGCGCCATCTGTAGAATACCTACCAAGTGCGTAGGCACTCCGGGCCAGAACGCGGAGCGCATGGGGATAATTTCCTCGGCGCTCACCGTGCCTGATACGCCGCTAATCGCGTAGGCTGTCGGGGGATAGACTCCAAAGGGGTCAACGTATCCCGCTGGACTAATCGCCTCTACAGGTAAGGGGATTAGGCTACCGGGGATACCTTCGTCATCCACGCCCCCGACCATCCGCAGGTAGGCTATATCCTGTAGCGCCATCTGCGAGACACAACGCCAAACCCATTCGCGTCGTGACATGATAGCAGCGGGACGCCTTACCAGCCTAGATGTAACGTCTAACCGCTGTGCCCCGTCCCACTCCGTCCAGCGCTGCCCTGCAATCGCATTCGCAATCAGAGTAACGCAACGACGTACTGCGGCTACCCCTGCCGCCTCCACTACGGTTAGCGGGTAAGCAGATGGAGTAAGAGCCGTTGACAGCGATACTGTAACGGTACGCTGCTCTGGCAATCGGGGGATGGGGACGGGTAAAGCGTCGCGCTTGGCGACGCTCCTACTGGTGTGACGGCCTTTAGCCTTCCCCATCCGCCCTATTGTAACTCACTTACATTACTTCTGTCAAACGAATACCTGCACAGGCGATACCGCACGCATTGCATACATCGTTGCATAGGTTGCGCCGACAACGCTTGTTATCGGAGTGTTGCTAATCGTCCATCGCCAAGAGCCATCACTCCCGATAAAGCGTCGCTGTGCCGTTGCTACCTGCGAGTCTAAGTGTGCATCATCGTGCGCGATGCGCCGGGATGATACGCTCTCTGCGAAATCATGACATGCTACCATGGTCCGTCCTGCGGATACCGCTACGCAAGTGGTACTGTGTACGATAGCAAATCGCTCCATGGCGGGAGCAAGCGCAGAGGTAGCGCTATATACTATCTGCTCTATGCGGTACTTACTCCTTAGCCTTCCTAACTCTTGGGTGAACGCCTCAGCGGTTAGCGGAGTCTCCGGGCGAGACTGCAAGTACCTGTGCACCTCCACCCCCACCATACCGTCCGTACGCTGTGACGCTATGATAATAGACCCCTCCGACCATGTGCTAGTAACGTCTACCGCAATCGTATATTGCGCAGGGTCTGCGATTGCAGCGGGGTCTAGTGGGTCTGCCACGCGGCAGGCGCCCCATGCAGCGATAGTAAACGGAGCGTCCACGCGCTCATCGTGCCAGCGATTAAGGCGCTCTCGCACCCATGACCCGCGAGGCAAAATGGCAAACTCCGATTGTATCATCTTTCGCGATAGTCTGCCATCCTCTAACGCAGGGTTCGCTTTCTGCAATTGCTCCCAATCCAACCCCGCATCATCATCGTCTGCACGCCACCACAACCCCATAAACGTTGGGTCATGTTGCTCTGCCCCTGTCGCCTGCCGGTACAATCGGTCATACATCGCCCGCAAAACGACACTATCCGCAAAGCCTGCCGTGCTTGTCATCAGCATTTGCGAGTTTGCTATCGCAGATTGCGCGGGCGATAGAACCTCATACATGCTAAAATCCGTCTGCGTTAGTACCTCATCGAACGCGATTAGTCCGGGCGATACCCCGCGAGCGCTGCCCGCTTGGCGCGTTGCAACGTCCACTGTAACCCCGTTTAACTCAATGCCGGTATACATCGTCGCCCGCGCCACGCCCCTAGAGCGTCGCGCGCTACGCCCCCACGAGTCCACATCGGCATAAGACTCCACATCTTTACGGATGAAACCGTATGGGATGCGCGCCTGCTTGGCATCATGCGCCGCCAATAGTAGGAATTTCCAATCCCTAAACGCTGGTAATTTGTACCCTTCGTCCAGCATCCAACCCACGATAGCACGCACAATCACACTCTTACCGTTCTGTCGCGCCACTGATAGCAACCCTACACGCGCTATTAAATCCCCGGATGAGTCGCACTCTAGCAGGCGCCCGATGGCATACTCCTGCCATGGCCCGAGCGTGATATGCAATCGGCGTTGTGTCCATGCTGCGACACGCGGCCCGTAGGACGCTACCGCAAGGGGCGACCGGGGCGACTCTAGCGCGGGAGCAATTAGCGCCATCTATCCCCGCCCCCAACTCGTCATCCTACGCCCCGACACAAGGCACGCTCCTACGTCGCTCTCCGGCCTTGCGTCGTGGCAATGCCGAGATTGTGGGACGGGGGGAGGATGGCCCGAGAGAATGTAAGCCACTTACAACCCATCCCGCTTCCCTCTAAACGTAGCAAGTAGCGCCCCAATCACAGCGATAGCGGATGCGGCTAGCGGGGTGCCGTTGCCATCCACCCCCAACCCTAGCCCGATGCCTAGCACTAGCAGCGCCACACAGAACATAACCGTTCGCATGGTCGCTAGTGTCACGCTCTAC